GGGGATAAGTTTACGGTAAGTGCCGTCTGTATTCTGTCGTTCTAGCTCTAATATAGTCAATAGTTCGTCTTCTATGTCGAGTGTTGAATCTGATGATGATACAGTGACTCGGTTTACGTCTGTTTGGTTGCGCGAGTCAAAGCCAAACTTGCGTGCTATCTCCAGTTCAATAGCTGAATAGCGGTCTGTAGCTGCGTTTAACCAACGTACAACTTTAGCCGTACTGACATTTGACTGTCCGCTGAGGTCTTTTACGTATTCGATAAGTGTTTGAACTGTATTTGTTTGCATATTTATTTAGTCTCAGGGACTTTGTGCTGGGCATAGAGCGGAACACCCAGCACAAAACCCCCGAATTGGGGATTTTGTCTACAACTATGCTGTTGTAAGAACGTCTACTAGCTTCGGTGCGTCTTTTGTCCAGATCACTGCATCGTGCATCTGAGCGAACATAAGTTCGATACCGTTGAATAGTGGTACATCTTTCTCTTTAACTGTTGCTCCAGCAGCTGGAAGTGCAATAGTTGTTGAGTTGTAAGCTCCAGCGATCATGTGTTCTGTAACAGTTCCCCATGAAGACTGTGCTCCAGCTTCTGCAACTGTAAGAGTTACAAATGCTTCTACTTCTAGAGTAGCAGCTGTCAATTTAAGAGCTGTAACTCCTGCTGTGTTTAGAGTTGCTCGGTCAGCAGCAGATACTTCTACGTATGCTGAACCTGCTCCAGTTCCTCCGTTGATAGCAGCAACTAGGTTTTCGATAGTTGTTTCTGCGTCAGATCCTAGATCTACATCTCCAGCAGCTGATGGTGATGCTACTACTGTGAATACTACGCCGTTAACTGTAACAGTGTCGTCAGCAGTTAGGTTAGCTGCAAGTGTGTATACAGCTGTTCGTGGTACTTCGTTAGTAACGATCACGTCAAGTCCGCCAAATCCAGCAGCTCCACGGATCATTCGGTCACCTCCGCCGATCATGAACATTCCTGATTCAAGTGCTCGGTCTGCAAATGAGAATCCTGCTCCCATTGAGAATAGGTTGAAGAATTTTGCTTGCTTTGGAGACATCATGATGTATGGATTTCCACTTGAGTAAGCGTTTCCTTCTTGTAGAACTTGTACAACTGTAGCTGCAACGTTATCTGGGTTTGAATCAGATAGTGTGATTGGAGTTCCAGCAGATGCTGAACCAGCCAATACTTCGTTGTCTACGATTCCACCTGCACCTAGACGTGTAGTACGTGTAGCGTGTCGGTGAACTGCTTGCTTGATAGCGTGTGCGTGCTTGTCCTTTCGGTCAGCTACGATATCAAAGCCTTGTCGTGACATTTCTTTCTCAGTGATTCGGTCAGCTGAGATAGCTTCTTTGTCGATCAACTTACTGTCAGCACTGTATGTAAATGCTGGTGTAGTGTATGTTGAGTCGCTTGAGTTCTGTGCTACGAGGTCTGCACCGTATCGGTTGTATAGGTATTCAGCGTTTTCAGTTTGAATATCTGACACGTACCGCATTGGTAGTGAGTCTCGGTTTTCGTCTTGTACACCATCAATGTAAAATTGCTTGTGTACGTCGTTATTAAATACGTTTGCCATGTTGGGTTAATTAGTTGTTTAACCCGCTCATGAACAAGATTTATCCAAAGATTTTGCCACTCATCAGTTTCTTTCGCATCCCTGCGTCTGGTACGTCAGATAGTCTTAGCTTTCCAGCTTTGATGTTCTTTACGTAATAGTCGTATGAGTCGTTAGTTCCTCCTGATGTTCGAGTTGATGGTGCTGGTACGTTCTTAGATCGTAGTTCAGCTAGTTCAGCCTTGATAGCTGGTGACTTCATCGCCTCGGTAGGTTCTACACCTTTGTATTTGGCATAGTCTAGGATAATGTCTTGTTCTTTTTTGTTCGTGATTCCTTCTGTCTTTAGGTCAAGACGATGGTATCTTTCATCTACTTCTTCGCTACTTTCTTCACCATCTTTTTTACCGCTTTTTTTGCTTTCTTTAAGACGGTCTTTCCAGCGTTTGTCTTGCTCTTTGATTCGAGCGTCGAGTTCTGCTTGGGTGTAGGTTTTTGAGTCTCCTCCTTCACCTCCAGTTTCAGCGTCCCCCTCCGTAGCTTCACCTTCTGTATCGGTGTTAGTTTCATAGTCTTCTGTTGTTACCTCTTCCTCTGTGTTGTGCTCTTCCATAATCATTATGTTAAATGGGTTTTGTCCCGGATAATCTTGTTATAGACTTTAGTGTCATGTGTACATATTATACCACGAATTATCGCGGTGCATGTACAAGCTTCTTCTCTGATTTCTCTTTGGTTGTGCGTTTAATAAAGTCTATTCGTGACTCGTTATCCTTACGAGATAGATACTTTACTTTCATAAGCTGTCCATACTCAGCGTCTGGTAGCGCTACGATATTCTTGTCTAGTGCTGCTAGGTTAGCTGATGGCATATCGACGAATATCTTGGTCAATAAAGCCAAGGTTTCTTCGTCTGCAAGTGACTTCATTACTCCCCGCTCATGCTCTGTAAATTTCATACTATACTGTTACTCCTAATGATTCCTCTGCCTTTAGTGCGTCTGTCTTTGGTCGTAGCATACCGCCACCTCCTTGTGCATTTGGTAACTGTTCTGCAAAAGCCATAGCCTGCTCTGCGTACTGTGCTAGTTTCTGTGGTGTAATTCCCATCTGATCTAATACCATGTCTCGCATTGCTAACTGTGCTGGGTCTGTCTTATCAATTCCCTTCGCCATGTTGATAGCGTTTGATAGTGACTCGTATAGTACTTGTTTACTTCGCTGTTCGTCTGTTGTGTTGACGATTACTTTCTTACCAGCGTTACGGATAAACTCTTTAATTTCAGTAATGTTACGACGGTTGCCTTTCTTGTTGAGCATCCGTTGTCCTTCATCTCGGAAGCCTTGTACTTGTTCCTCATTTACTGGTGACTCGGCTAAGATGGCTTCTACTCGCTTATCTACTACGTATCGTTCAGTTAGTACACTGTCGATTAGCTGGAGGTCTTCTTTGGAGAATGTGTCGTCAATCTGGTCAGCTGATGCAGCGTCTTTGAGTGCTTCTGGTAGAATCCAGTCTTCTACAATCTCTTGGATAGTGAAGCCCATGTCTTCTCGTTCACGTTCAAACTGTGACGTTCCTGCAATGTTCTGTAGGTATTGTGACCGGAATGGTGTACCGCTCTTAGATTCTTCACCTAGTACAGCGTCAAATGAGCTGGTGTTTTTATCAGCACTATCTGCCCACTCTGCTCGAATGTTCTGGTATACCGGCACACTGTTTGGCATGGTAGTTAGTTGCTGGAACATCTTATCGTCACCTACCTGCATGATAGTCCCGTGTTCAATACCGTCATCGTAAATAGAATCTACTACGTCACCGTCGTTAGTGATAAACAGTACCTTACCTCCAATAGCTACAGCTCTAGCTTCTTCTGTCTTGTAGAAGTTGTGCCATCGTTGGTGTTCTGCTAGTTCTTCTGGGATTCCTTCACCCATTCCTCGACCTACTACTGGGTGTCGAACGTCTAGCTTGTACGGGTAATCTTTCTCTAGGATTTCGTCTGCTTTAAGTACAGTTCCCATTGCGTTGCCATTCTTGTCCTTTCCTTCTGGAGCGTACATAATGTGAGATAGTACAAACTCATTTTCATCGTCTTCTGTGTACTCTTTACCTTGAGCGTCTAAAAGCACGGCTAGTGAGATTTCACCTGTTACTTCCATAACCTCAATAAAGCGTCCGATTGTCTCAGCGTCATTGTCTGAGTTATCGTTCATGTCTTTCTCCTTTCGCTTTTGGTTAGCAGATGCTATAACCTGATCTACATTATCCCAGCCCATCTTCTTTAGCTGTGAAGGTGCGTAGTAGTGACGTTCGATAATAGGTGAGCTGAGAATGTCAGTCATGTCTGTAATAACATTCTCCCACGGCACAACGTGAATACCGTCTGGTGTCTTCTTAAATAGAGTAGCTCCGTACTCTGGTCGTGTGTCAGCAAACTTGTTCAACACCTTTGAAAACTTAATCTCTCGCATCTTTTTGTGTAGTGCCTTAGTAGCCACCATAGATGAAATGCGTGCTTCGTTGGTTGTGTCTACTGGTTCTACCTCTATATGTTTAAAGTCAAAGTCAGTTGAGCGTGCCTCTAGTCGGATGCGGTACTTAGAGATGTTGTCGTACGGAAACTGCCCAATGATGTCATCAGTGGCGTTATCGTCAATGTATCGGTTACGACGGGTAAAGTTAATCGAACGGATTAGTTCGTACTGCGAATAGTCATCACCGTCCTGCAACGGAATGTCTTGCGTTTCATAAAAGTTCTTTTCGCTCTCAACAAATGAGTATATATCCATAGGTAAAGTTTGATAAC